GTAGCGGCACAACCCTGCACGCCGCCCGGGAATTGGGCCGCCAGGCGATCGGCATCGAGCTGCGTGAGGACTACTGCGAGATGGCGGCCAACCGGCTACGCCAGCCGCTGCTGTTCCCCGCTGTCCACGAGAAAGGTTGACGGATGGGGCAATCCGGCAGTAGAACTTCGCCCGAAGGCAGGAAGCCCGGTCCGGCCGATCACAACCGCGCCATGCGGTTGACGATCATCCGTCACCTGGAGCGATTGCTGCGAGAGGCTACAAACACTGGATTTACTGGCCTGGTGGCAGTAGAAATCGCTGCGAAGGACGGCCGGCTGGGCGACAAGCCTAAGTTTACCCGGGTCCAGTACGGCCCGGCGGACTGAACCACGAGCTAGGGTTACGACCACAAATCGGCCCGTCACTGCGAAAGCGGTGGCGGGCCTTTTTTCGTTTCTTGAGGCCGCCTTTTGGTGACGACGCAACTGACCAATCCGATCGACCCGGCGCTGAAGGGGCTTCCGCGCGGCAACGTGCGTGCCGCCGGCGACTTCCCGGCCGAGGAGTTCGAGCTGATCCGCAACGTGCCGGTCTTCGCCGAGCACCAGACCAAGGCCCGCGACGGCCGCGAGTTGCGCTTCACCCAGACCGAGCTGCAACAGGTGGCCGACCGCTGTAACCGCCGGATCAGCGAGAGCGGCGACTATGCGGCGCTGAGTCTGGGGCACACACCCAGCCCCGACGACCCAAACGGCAAGCAGCCGGAGATCGTCGGCTTCGCCGGTCCGTTTCGTTTGGGCACGGTCGGCCAAGAGGGCCAGCGGCAGCGCTACGCGATCCTCGCCGACTTCCACGTCTTCCGCGACGAGGTGGAGAAGGTGCGAAAGCATCCCCGCCGTTCTCCCGAGGTCTGGCTGGAGGAGAGTTACGAAGAAATGTTCCTCGATCCAATAGCACTCCTTTCTTCGGAAGCACCGCGCCTCGACCTCGGTCTCTTGTATGCGGCGCAGCGTCAGGGGCGCGTGGTGGAGAAGTACACCGCGGTCTGCCCGGCAGCCGGTAACGTCTTCGTCCCCACGGACGACTACTCCGCCAACTCTCACAGCAATGGAGGTCAAACCACCATGCTCACCCCTGAAGACATCAAACAACTGATGGACGCCTTCGAGCAGACGGACATCTTCCAGTTCGTCCGCTCGCAGATGGCCGAGGCCCAGGGCCCCACGCCAACCGTCCCCCCGGCCGATCCAATCCCCGGCGCGATGCCGGGTGCCGAGCAAGCCGCAGTTCCGCCGGCCGCGCCGCCTGCCCCTCCGGCCGGCCTGGCGGAACCTGCGGGTGATATGCCGCCCGCCGGCCCGGCGCTTGGACCCGAAGGACCGCCGGCACCCGACGCGGCGGGTCCGCCCGATGCCCCCGCCGGTCCCGAGCCCCCGATGGCGCCCGCGGGTGACGAGGACCCCGAGAAAATGTCGCGCTACTCGGCCGACGGAAAGGCCAACACCACCGGCGAGTACCAAACGGCGGATGAGAAAGAAGACATGGGCGGGTCGAAGATCGATCACGATCCGATCGGCTCGCCGAAGAAGTATGCCGCCCTGGACGAGCTGGAAGAGGACGAAATCGAGGATTACCTCCGCAAGCGGAGGAAGAGCTTCCAGGGCAAGCGGCGTAAGAACTACGCGGCCGAGGAAGGCTCCGCCGACGGCAAGAACAGCGAGAAGCCCACTGAGGGTGACGTCGATCCGGCCAACCCCGGCCCGAAGGGCGAGGGTTCTGCCGACGACGTCGAGGGCGAGGCCACCGGCGAGTACCAGAAGGCCACACCCCCGGCCAAGTTCTCCCGGCAACTGGCCGAGGATCGGGCCGAGCTGGAGCAACTCCGCTCCGACCAGGCCGGCCTGCGAGAGCAGCTCAACGCCGAGCGGGCCTCGCGGGTCGATGCCGAGCGCTACAGCGCCCTGGCCGAGCGCCGCCAGTGCTACGCCTTCGACCTCGACCAAGAGGTCGAGCGCTGTTGCTACAAGAAAATGTCCCCCGAGCAGTTCGACGACCACCTGGCCGTGATCGAGGGCAACTACCGGCAGATTCCGCTGGGGGCCTATCTGCCCACGCAGGGCGCCGGTGCAAAAGCCCCTCCCAGCCAGAACGGCGAGCGACTCTCCAGCGGCATCGCGCGGGAGAAGTACGACAAGCAGACCTCGGAGCGAGCCCTTGCGATCTGCGAACGCCAGGCCATGGAAGGCCAGCAGCCCGTGTACGAGGAGGTCCTCGCCAAGCTGCAAGCCGGCGAGGACGTCTAGCCCGCGCCGGAGACCCTTAACAAACAACGCTCCCCCTTTTTTGGAGAAATGAACAATGCCAGCCACACCTCCGCACCTGATGGCCAACGGGACGATTCGTCCGTCTCGTTTCGTGCAGCTCGATTCCAGCGCGGCCCACAAGGGCCTCGAAGGCTCGGCCAACTGCCAAATCATCGGGATCGCCATGCCCGGGTCGAACTACCCGCCCCTGAGCGATCTGATCACCACGCCCAACGCGGCCACCGTGGGCCAGTATTTCCAGATGTACGGCGACGGCGAGGTCTGCCTCGTCGAGGCCGGCGCCGCCGTCACCACCGGCAACAGGCTCAAATCCGACTCGGTCGGCCGTGGCGTGGCTATCGCCACCACGGGCACGACGATCCAGCAGTTCGGGGCCGTCGCACTGGAAGACGCGGCGGCGGCCGGAGAACTGATTCGCGTTGCCGTGACCGCCCTGCGCAGCGAGCGCCCGGCGCTCGTGTAACCCCGACTCCCACGAGGCCCCTGCCTCCTATCTCTAAACGAGAGGTAACCAACCATGACCGCAGTTTACCCATCAGCGCACAACACCTTTATTCGAGACCACGACGCCTCGAATAAGATGGTCATCGACTTTGCGCGAAACATCAACAAATTTGCGGTGAATCGCTACTGTCAGGTGATTCCCGTGACGAAGGTCGCCGGCTACTTCCTCGAAATGACGATCGAGGAGGCGGGGCGAATCCTCTACTCGGACCTGGCCAACTTCGTCTGGTACGACGGCCAGCCGGCGCCCGAAGGAAACGACGGCACGGAGAAATTCGAGTACAAGCCGTTCGAGTGCAGCCGCTACGCCTACCCGTTCCTCCTGGGCGATCTCACGATCGAGCAGGCAAGCTGGAACATCCTGGCGCAGCACAGCTCGATCAAGAGCCGCCAGGCGATGACCGCCCGGACCCAGCTCGCCGTGACCCAGTTGACCACCCCGGGCAACTACGCGGCCAGCCACCGGCTGAACGTGACCGGGATCACGGGCAACACGGGCAACTGGGCACAGTCGACCACGGCCCGCCAGGACATCAAGCGGAGCCTGACCACCGCGGCCAACCTGATCCTCAAGGACACGCTGGCCGGCATCGAACTGGACGACTTGGTCCTGGTGATCAACCCCGAGATGGCCGCCGAACTGACCCAGACCCAGGAAATCGTCGACTACATCAAGGGCTCCCCCGAGGCCTTGGCGCAAGTCAAAGGCGAGCTGCCGGGCGAGAACGTGATGTACGGCCTGCCCAACAAGCTCTACGGTTTCCCGCTGGTGGTCGAAAAGACCGTCAAGGTCACCACAAAGAAGGGCGCGACTACGAGCAAGTCGTTCGTCTACCCCAAGGCGACGCCCGCGATGGTTGCACGGCCCGGCGCCCTGGTCGGTGTGGCCGACGCCCCGAACTTCTCCACGTTGTGCATCTTTGCCTACGAGGAGATGACCGTCGAAACCCTTCGCGACGCCCCGAACCGCAGAACGCTCGGGCGCGTGGTGGAAAACCTGGTAGCCAAGATGGTCGCGCCGGTCTCTGGTGTGCTCTTCTCGGCCGCCGCGTAACCCGAAGTGCGTTGACCCTAAGCCCGCGAGAGCAGCCGTGGCCTACGCAACCGCCACCGACCTGGCCGCCCGTTACGACGAGAACACCATCAAGGACCTCGCGTCGGACACGGGCGAGCCGGTCGACGACATCACCACCGACCCCAAGGTGCTTGCCGCCCTGGACGACGCCAGTGGGCGCGTAGAGTCGGCGATCACGGTGGCCCGGATCTACAGCGCCGCCGACCTGGCGGGGCTGACCGGGAACACTCTCGCGCTGCTGAAACGGATTACCTGCGAGCTGGCGATGGTCTTTTTGATCCAGCGCCGGCCGGAGAAATACGCCGACGAGGCCCTCGAACGGATGAAGGCCGGCGCGGAGGATTTTCTGGACCGCTTGCGCAAGGGCGAGCGGCTGTTTGCCGTGGAGGCCGCCAGGGACGCCGGCCTGCCGGAGATCGACGGACCCTCCGCGATCACTTACAACCGCTTAAACATGATCCCCGACCGCACGCGGAACTTCTACCCGTCTCGCAAGAGCCGGCTACCGCTCGGCCGGTAAGGAGGAAATACTATGGGTTCAGTTGTTCCCCAAGTTGCCGGCGTTTGCAACGTGCAGGTCGGGACCGGCCAGGGCGGCGCGTTGGAGCCGCTCGGCTATACGCGCAACGGGGCGGAAATCACCCTCGAGCCGTTCATGCTGGACGTCCCGGGCGATCAGAACGGTGGCGACGACGGCCCGCCGGTCGATATCCAGGAACTGGGCGAGATCGGCCGCGTCCGCCTCGAGTTGACGAAGTGGAACGCCGACGTGGCAGCCAAGGTCCAGGCGCGGCTCAAGGACGGCGTGGCCGGAACTAAGGCCACCCCCGGCACACTGATCTTCGCCGACGAGAAGTATTTCCGGCTGCTGCTCGGAACGCCCACCTTACCCTTGAACTTCCCCATCGGCATCCCGCGTAATGCCATCGAAGTGAACAAGGGCACGAAGTTCTCCACGCTCGTGATGGAGTTCGAGTGTCACGCGGCGCTGGACACCGGGTTGCTTTACGATAACGACGACACGTAAGGGGCTTTCTGATTATGTTGCGATGGATAACCGACAGGCTGCTCCGCCGGCGCAGACGCCGCTCGATGTTTTGCTACTTCGACGGCCGCCGCCGGCGCTACGCCGACCCGTTTCTGCTTTGGCGGCAGCTCAACACGCACGAGCAGCTCAACCTGGAGACGATGCCGGCCGCCGCGGAGTGTGGCGAGGAACCCGAGACCACGATCCTGGTGGAGGCGCTGTGCGAGATCTTCCGCGTCACCCGCTGGGACGAGGCCGCCGGCACCGGCTTGAGCGAT